GCCGTCAACGACTTCCTTACAGATCCAGATGCGTTCTTTATCAAGACAGACGCACCTCGTGGTTTCGTCCACTTTGAGCGGACTCCAATGTCCACCAATATGGAAGCAGACTTCGACACAGGTAACATGCGCTTCAAAGCGCGTGAGCGTTATAGCTTCGGCTTTAGCGATCCTCGTGCGGTGTTTGGTTCACCAGGCGCAGCCTAAGAATAGATACAGCTTGTATCTTGGGGGCAACTTCGGTTGCCCCTTTCTTTTTGTTTTATTCTTCTGTATCGTATAAGCATCCCTGACAGTCGCATGGTGCGGCTGACTTTAGCCACGACAGGAGATTCAGATGGCTCTATCAACTTTTTCGGGTCCAGTCCGCTCGAACAACGGTTTTCAAGTACCTGTAGTTACGACTGCTAACTTGCCCGCATTCGCCAGTGTAGCTGTTGGAACAGTATATATGGTTAGCGACAACGGCGCTGGCAATAACGAGTATTGTCTTGTGATCAACACAGGTGCTGCTTGGGTTACTGCTGTCGGCGCTGCTCTTTCATAAATAGGAGGCGCACATGGCTGGTCCAGTAACAGCATATAATTGGGTTCAAGGCACAACTGCTGCGATTGTCGGGCCAACTCGGTCTCGCCTTCGTCAGGTGGTGATTTATGCCGCCGCGGCGGGAGCATTTACGCTCAAGAACGGCAGCGCAAGTGGAGATGTTTTGCTTACGCAGACGTTTCCAGCGGGGCATCATGTGATGAATATTCCAGATGACGGAATCATTTCATCCGCGGGCGTCTTCGTAGCGGCGTTCACGGGTTCGGCGAACCAGCTCACGATAATTCTGTCTTAGAGGGCGAGATGGTCGGGAGTGAAGTCACATCCTTCTACTCACAAACTTCGACAGCGTTGGTTCAACGGCGCTGTCGATTACAAGGTGTTTTGCTGACTTATGAGTCAGGAGCTACGGGACACATCGTTTTGTACGATAACGATTCAGCAGCCTCGGGTAAGGTTTTACTTAGAGTCGATGAAACATCTCAAGGTATGGACGAAGTGTATATCCCTGGCGACGGTATACTTGCAAAGAAGGGCGTTTATGCGTCCATCCCCGACAGTACGACAATAACGGTGTTTGTGGAGTAAAGATGGCAAAGATCGACAAGTCCAAGATGAAGTGCAACAAGCCCAAGCGCCAGATTTCTGGCGGTAAGAAGTCTGTTGTGAAAGCGTGTAAGGACGGAAAAGAAAAGATAATTCGTTTTGGCGATGCCAATATGAAGATTAAGAAGTCAGATCCTAAACGACGCAAGTCTTTTCGAGCGCGTCATGGATGTGATACAAAGAAGTTAGATAAGCTGTCGGCCCGTTACTGGTCGTGCAAGATGTGGTGATAGACTTGGACAAGAATGTGCAACTAATGTTGGTCGGAACCTTCTTAACTCTTGCTTCAGCAGGGCTTATTTGGATGGTGAGCACTCTTATCACGGTGGACAAACGCACCGAGGTTATGGACGTTAAAATGGATCATGTGGTTCAAGCTATAAACGCTTTGACAGAAAGGCAGGCTATCCTTGATAAGTCGTGGACAAATACCTTTTCAAATTTCCAAGCCTCCAGAGGGTCTCAGTAATGGCAGAGAAAAAGAAAAAACTCGACGCCTGCGCCAAGAAGGTGAAAGCTCGGTACAAGGTGTGGCCCAGCGCATACGCAAGCGGAGCGGTAGCCAAGTGCCGAAAAGTGGGAGCCGCAAACTGGGGCGAATCTTCTAAGAAGCGCAAGCGCCCTGTGAAGAAGAAACTAAAGGATGGCGGATATATTGCTTACGGCTGCGGCGGAGTTACAGAGGGGCGTCGGAAAGAGACGAATAACTACTGATGGCGAAGAAGGACAACTCACTGCGCAAATGGTTTTCCCAAAATGATGGGAAGGGTTGGGTTGACTGTAAGACAGGCAAACCTTGCGGACGCCAGAAAGGCGAGAAGCGTAAGAGTTATCCAGCGTGTCGTCCAACTATGGCGCAGTGTACGTCAGCTTCGAAGAAAAAGAAATCTTCGAAACGAATCAACTGGAAAGCCGATGGTGGCTTGGTAAGAGTGTTTTGATAACCGGAAAGGGTATGCTATGAAGGATCTAAGTGGTGACGGCAAGGTGACGAAGAAGGATGTCTTGATTGGTCGCGGTGTCATTGAGAAAAAGAACGGCGGAATGCTTAACGGATACATGGGCGGCGGCATGATCAAAAAAGGCTACAAGTATGGTGGCAAGGTCAAGGGCTACAACGCTGGTGGTTGTGTGATGGCAGGCCGCGGTGGATCGTTTAAAGGAAGCAGCTAATGGCAACATCAGGTTCAAGAGACTTCAATCTTGATGTCGGTGAGATCATCGAGGAAGCGTATGAGCGGTGCGGGCTAGAGGTCCGCACGGGCTATGACGCTCGTACTGCGCGTCGATCTTTGAACCTGATGTTTGCTGAGTGGGCTAACCGGGGTCTAAACCTGTGGACGGTGAAGCAAGCCTATTTCACTGCTACGCAAGGCACAGCGGAGTATACGTTAGAGTCCGGTGTTGTTGACGTACTGGACGTTGTTCTGCGCAGAAACAACACAGACTACGAAATCGAGCGGATCAGCCGTGGTGACTACGCCACGCTGCCAAATAAAACAACGCAGGGTCGGCCAAGTCAGTTTTGGCTAGATCGTCAGATCGATCCGAAATTATATCTTTGGTCTGTACCTGAGAACTCTACTGACCAGATTCGTTATTACTACGTTCGCCGTATCGAAGACGCTGACGATTTGGTCAACACAACGGACATGCCTTTCCGGTTCTACCCATGCATGGTTGCTGGATTGGCATACTACATGGCGGTCAAACGCGCCCCAGATAGAGTTCAGATGTTGAAGACTATCTACGAGGAAGAGTTCCAACGTGCGGCGGACGAAGATCAAGGTCGTACTCCGTTGAAACTGCAACCTAGCTTGAGCTACTTGAGGGTCTGATGTCTTACGCTGCGGGAAAAAATGCTTGGGGGATATCTGATCGGTCTGGTCGCCGTTACCGTCTTCGTGACATGAAGGTAGAATGGACAGGTGCCAAGGTCGGCCCAGACGAATTTGAGACTAAGCAACCGCAGTTAAACCCTCCACAGGCATTTCCTGATCCGCAAGCGTTGATGAACCCTAGACCAGAGACTGGTCTTGAGGAGCAAAGGGCGCTACAGTGGGGGTGGAATCCGGTTGGTTTTGCGTACATTCCAGGTATCAGCCCTCCTGATAACTTGGTCGCTCAAGGCTCGGTTGGAACAGTAACGGTGGTGACAACATGAGTTTTACATACGCGGAGCTTAAACAGGCTATCGAAGACTATACGGAAAACAACGAAGCCTCGTTTATCCGCAACATCCCTTTGTTTATCCGTCAGGCTGAAGAGCGGATCCTAAAGAACGTGCAACTGAGCTTGTTCCGTAAGAACGCTACAGCGAATGCACTTGCGTCGAAGAAGTATCTGCCATGCCCGTCAGATTTTTTAGCTCCGTTTTCGTTGAGCTATGTTGATCCGGCCACTAACGACAAGATTTTCGTTGAGTTTAAGGACGTGAGCTTTCTTCAAACGTACACGCCGGACGATACTACAGAGGGTCAGCCCCGATATTATGCGATCTTCGACATTGATAACTTCCTGTTGGCTCCTACACCCGAAGCGGCGTATGTAATGGAGTTGCACTACTACTATCGTCCGCAAAGCATCACGGCTCTTCCGGACACAGGTACGACTTGGCTGAGTGAAAATGCAGAGTTAACTCTGCTGTACGCCTCGTTGATCGAGGCGTATGTTTACATGAAGGGTGATCCGAATCTGATGGGCGTTTACGATAAACGCTTCCAAGAATCGTTGATTGGCCTTAAAATGCTGGGTGAAGCGAAAGAGACTACCGACGAGTATCGTACTGGTAGAGTTATAAGGGCTAAACAATAATGTTTGAGTTTAAGGTAGAAGTTGATAAGAATAACCCCATTGTTGGTGTTAAAACAACCGAGAATCGAGGCTTCACTCCGGAAGAATTAGCGGAGCAATGCGTTGAAAAAGTGATTTCGGTCTCCGATAGTACCCACCCAGGTATTAGGGACCAAGCCCGTGCTTTCTCTAAGCACATCGAAAAGGTTGTTGCATATTATATGCGGCAGGCTATTCGCAGTGACCGCACAACAGTGTATAACACGCTTAAAGACGCGGGACATCCCGATCTGGCTGAACTTATAAGGAGACTCTAATCATGGCTTTCAGCGGAAACTATATGTGTACGTCTTTCAAGGTAGAACTCTTGAAAGGTCAACACGACTTTACTAACGGAAACGATCAATTCAAGATCGCTCTGTACACAAACAGTGCTTCGTTTAACGCAGCGACTACCGCCTACACGGCTACAAACGAAGTTAGTGCGTCTGGTTCGTATTCTGCTGGTGGTGGCACGTTGACAAACGTCACGCCGACATCGTCTTCAACCACAGCGTTCACAGACTTTGACGACATTACGTTTACGTCTGCGACGATCACTGCTCGTGGCGCGTTGATCTATAACTCGCAAACGGGTGGCGGTTCAGGCACGACAGATTCTGTTGTTGTCTTGGACTTTGGTTCAGACAAGTCCTCCACATCCGGGGATTTCCAGATCGTATTCCCAACAGCCGACGCATCAAACGCAATCATCCGTATCGCGTAAGGGGGCCATCTAATGGCTTTAGTCTCAGGTTTTGGTCGAGGTTACTGGGGTGAAGAGGGCTTCGGCTCCGTCATCCCAGTAAAACCTACCCAAGTAGTTAATGCTTGGAACGAGGGAGCTTGGGGCGACGTTGGTTTTGGCGGCGTTAGTCGAAGTGTTACAGCAGTAGGTCAAGTAGGACAGACTCGTGTTGTTGAGAGTGCTCTAGTTAATGTTACGGGTCTTGAAGCTACATCAGGACTAAACGGAAATGTAACGATCTTTACCGATCAGAACATTCCAGGGACGGGCCTTCAGGCATCAGGTTTAGTAAACTCTGTTACAGTCTCTGGTAATTCATCTAACCTTGGGTCTTGGGGCGGCAGTGCTTGGGGCAGTCAGCCGTGGGGCGGCATACAATCTGGTCTTGAGGCTACGACAGCGGTTGGTTCGGTTACCGTTCTTGAGGGCGCGGGTGTTGACGTTACGTTCGGCGGTTGGGGCAGGTTTGCTTGGGGCGATGGGTCTTGGGGTGTTTCAGTTACCCCAGCTGCGGCGGTTGGCGAAGTTAACGCGGTCACGGCTACTGGTGACGCCAACGTGCCAGAAACGGGTCTTGAGGCTACAATGCCGATCAAGAACCAAGACGACCTAAACACATTCACAGGCTTTGGAGACGCGGCACTTTCCACCGCAGCATCTAAGTTCGGCTCTGCCAGCTTGCTGCTCGATGGTAACGGTGACTACATCCAAGCGGACAACGACGTGTTCTGGGGTGACGCGGATTTCACGGTGGAGTTCTGGGTTCGCGGCGGAGACGTGCAAACAGGCAACTATATTCTATTCGACAACCGTATATCGGGTTCGAACGGCATTTTAATTACGGTTGCTTCTGGGTATATCAACTTAATTATTAACGGCGTGGCCTACGGTATCGGCGGGTCTGTGTCCAACAACACTTGGCCCCGCGGTTCGTTTGTTCGTTACGGGGCGGACCACCCCTTGTACCCAGACGG